TTGGTCGCGGGTTCGAATCCTGCTGGAGGCACGAAATCGCCCCACCTGCCGGCTGGTGTTTTACCTGGTTGGCGGGTGTTTTTATTGAGGCGGCCAGTCACAAGTTTTAGTTTGTTGTAGTTTGTTTTAGTTCTTTGTGTCGTGGGATTGTCGTGGGATCATGCCATGCCCAAAGTTGGGAGAAACGGGGAGGGCTGATGCTCTGGGCGCCTGGGGCGAATAGGCGTTCGAGCGAAAAATAGTGGGGCATTTCGGACACATAATCGAACATGGGTTCCATAGCGGAAGGGCATAAATGCGGAAAGACCCCCGCCCGGGCTGGGTGGCGCGCCGGGCGGGGGTTAGGGGTAAGTGGTGAAGGTAGGCACATAGCCGATAGGTCCTCAGTGGTTAGAGTGCTGTGGTTACGTAGCTCAAATGGGTTGGAATCTCTAGATTGTTGGATGGAGTTTCCTTATCTGTAGGCGGTGGTTGCGGTAGTGCCCTGCCCTCCCTTGCGTGGGACCGGAATGTCCATTCCAGAGGGAGGGAGAGAGGGCAGGGCTTGCCCTAGCTCTTTGGAAGCTAGGGACAATGGTGCCATTCCGTCAGTCGGTCAGTCGGTTAAATAGGTTCATCTCATTGCACACGAAGGGTATTACTCTCCTGGTGTCAGGGCCGGGCATGTCCGCGGGACCCAACATCATGTTCACCATGATGCCTACAGTGCTGCTTAGCGCATGGGATACCGGGCCTGCCTTGACTCTCCCTGGGTGTGCGGTCGGATGATGATACGGCTCTAACCCGCAACGGCACCCTCCAGCACAAGGGCCCACCCGATACCTTTAATCTGCTTCGGGCGCAGAGCAACTATTTAGTTAGCTAGGGCAATAAGGGCTCCTTAAGGGAAATTTCGTGATGGAAAAGTGGTTAGAACAGCATTCTCGGCTGTACGGCACGGGCCTTTTACGGCACTCGATGCAAATTCATTTTCCGTTCGGGCTGGGTGCCGGGGCCGATTCTGACCCACCAAGTCGGGATGCTTCTGGCTATTCCCAACGCCGAAGCTGTTTCGGCAGTTCCTATTAAGGTAGTCATAATGCTCAAATTCTAGCCATACAACTACCAAAGGTCAAGTCAAAATGAGTTCTAAAGCTAATATTTGAGTAAAATAGCTGCTAGCGGTTGTTCTGCACTAGCTGATTGACTAGAATGTTCCTATGGAGTCGAAAGGATCAGTGCCTCATCTTTCGCTACGGCAACGTATACGGATAGCTCGTGAAAATTCCGGTTTTAAGCAGGCGGAAATGGCGGCAAAAATTGGTATTGGTCGTGCTACTTACGCCAAGACGGAACAGGGATTGCGTGACCCACGACGCGGAGAGTTGCTAGCGATAGCCACTTTGACTGGCACCGATTTTGCTTGGCTAGCAACGGGAGAAACTTCCACGGGGGGTACCGGTGGGAGTGAAGGGGGCACTATCAAGGACTCGAACCCCGAACTCACTGATTAAGAATCAGTTGCTCTACCAATTGAGCTAATGTTCACTTCGTTACCTGGAATTTTTAACATTCTGCGACTAACTCCCTTGGGAGATTCCACTAACATAAAAGACCCCCGCCCGGGCTGGGTGGCGCGCCGGGCGGGGGTTGGGGGTTTAAGTATTGGGAGACTGGGGTTTGAGGTCGGTGTTTGTCCAGCCGATGTAGCTGGCAACGTGGGCGGATATTCTGGGCGGGCCGGGCGGATCAGGATAGTCATCGAGAACGTCGAAGAACGCAGCGGCTACTCGAAGATATGCTTCGCGTTCGTGCTGCATTTCTTCCACCTTGGCCTCCAGTACCGATACCCGGGTGGTAAGCCATTCCCTCAGCTCTTGCGATGCTTTATCTATAGCCTCGGCTTTGCGCTCTAGGGCAGCGGCCTTGGCGGCGTCTTTCTCAGCGTCGGCTTTGGCCCAGTCTACCTCGGCCCGTAGTTCGGCCATCTTGCGGTCGGTGAAAATCTTGTACCAGGTACCAGCGGCACCAATGAGCGCCAGGCCGACGGCCTCCGTGGGGCTCACCCATTCCCAGAGCGCTGCCCAGAACCCCCGACTGACAGGGGCCACGGTAGATATGATTTTAATAAAATCTATGGGCCCCATGGTTCCTCCGATCTGGTTAGGAAGATAATGCTGATGCCGCGTCGATGACTGCGGCTACTAGCACTGGGTCAAGGCTGCGGATGAGCGCATCTACCGCATTCATGAGGGTGATAATGTTGTCACTCATGCCGCATGTTCACCGCCGGCGTGGGTGTTTGGGGTGATGATGGCGGCAGTGCCTTTCGGCCCGACTCCCGAGAAAGCGACCGAAGTCAGCACCGAAAGGATAGATGCATGAGCCGCCAGGGTAAGCGTCGCGCGCCAATCAATATGGAGCGCCGCGGCAGTAGAAAGAGCTGGGATAATTACTTGTGCGAAAGTCCGAAAAGCACGGTCAAATGCATCAGCCCAGAACTTCCATGTCCACATGATTATTTTCCTTCCTGTGTGGTTGTGTAGTGGTTCTTGATGGCCTCGATGGTGGTGCCGCTTTGGGCAGCGGCCCAGGCGAGTAGGGCTTTTACATCGGCTTGGGTTTCGCTGAGCCCGTCAACCAGGGTGTGGTATTGGCCGGTGGGGGTTGCGCCGAGTTGTGGCCAGCCGCGGCCACCTGCCGGGTTTTTCTGTCCGTCGGGTAGGTCTTCCTGCCGGGGGCCTTGGAGTTGGGTTGCGATGTCTCGGGTGAGATGCAGGAGCTCGCGCTGTTCAGCGTCGGTTAGTGCCATGAGAAAATCCTCCTTGGTTGGTTGGTTTGGGGGCGTAGCGCCCCCGTAGAAAATTGTGCGCAATTCATCGCGGTTGCCGCGGAAAGCATTGATGTCCACAGCGAAGCCCGCTACCAAAGCGCGGGATCCGTATTGCCAAATCCGGGGCTTTTGGTTGCCCAGCGGATAGTCCCACTGTGGGTGCGCGTTGCCGGGGTAGATGAGGCTGGGGTCACCCTGGCGGTCTTGCCCGTAGGCGGCTACCCAAAGGGCCCCGAATTCGTTGCTGTCTGGCTCACCGCCTGTGATCCTGCGCTCCCAGTAGGGCACGTAGGAGTACACGCCGCACACCCGCACCCCAGCAGCCTCAAAGCACTGTTTAACGGCACGGATATGCTCCACCGAGAGCCCTGCCTCGGTCTCAACGTCAAGCCACATGGGGCGAATGGCGTCCCCCATCACCGCTAGTGAAGCGTTCACCTGTTCCTGGATACTGGTGCCCTCGGAAGGGTTCCGCAGGTAGTGGTAGGCGGCGGTGAGCATACCTGCGGCTTCAGCATCCTCCAGGTGGCTGCGGTAGCAGCGATCCCGGTAAGTACCATCCGTGGTGCGGATAATAGCGAAACTGACTCCTTCACGGGCTGCTTGCTGGAGGCTCATGCCGTCCTGATGCTCGCTCACATCCACGCCAAACAGCGGATCGCCAAAGGACGCAGCCGCCGCCAATGCCCCACTATCCGGGTAGGAGGCGCCCGCAAGGACGCTCATGGGGTCGATACGGTCAGGGCCGGGCGGCGCCCACACAAACCGGTGAAACTCCAAGTGCAGGTGCGGTGGGAAACCCCCGTTTGTCGCTGGATTAGGGTTGATGCGGGCAATCCGCTGCCCCTCCCCTACCCACTGGCCAGCCACCACCTCGGGGATCACATGCCCGTACACACTATAGCCCCCACCCACATCAGCCGGATGGTCAATTGTCACCCACTCGCCGAAACCAGCAGCCTGCCCGGCGTACTGCACAGTACCCGGCCGGATAGCGAAAACCAAGTGGTTACCACTACCACCATCACGGCCGAAATCCGTACCATAGTGGAACTCACCCCCTTCCCGCGGTCCAAAACCACTGGTCACGTAAAAGCCCGCTTCAACAGGCATCACAGTCATATTACTTTCTCCTTCTTCATTTAGATTGCGCCCATGCGAAAACCCCGGTGCGCCCAAGCAATAGGACGTTCCAGGGTTTGATGGGGGGTTTGTTTATTGGGGCTCTTCCGGTGGTGTGGCAGGCTCCGGCGCAGGCTCAATGCGTAACCATTTACCATCAGCGCCGGGGGTCGAACAGTTCAGATGCGGGTATACGCTTCGGTAGAGGTTGCCCTCGTACTGGATGATATCGCCCTGAACGTAGCAGTTTTGCGGTTCGTCTTTGGGGTGCTGCCACTCGGGGGCGTCTTCCACATGCCGGGGTGGTTCCCGCAGTGCGTCGGGGGCGGGGATTTCCCCTAGCTCACGCAGGTGCATGATGAGCCGGGCGCGTGCTTCTTCCTGGGCTTGTAGCATCTCCCGGCGCGGCCGCTCCTCAGCCACACACCAGCCCAGGAACTCCTGCCATTCCTCCATAGTGAGGGCCTGGGTACTGTTTTTAAAATCTTGCAATGACATGAGTAATGAGCCTTTCTGTCTGGGCTAGAGTTTTGCGAGGTAGGTAGCGCATCCGAATCCACGATCGGAACTGCTGGTATCTCCTGAAAAGCCGATTTCGACACTGCCATTGGCGAGGATATTACAGAAGCCAGGGTATCCGCGGCGATTGGGTACGGTGAGGAAGAAGTCTATGTCATCTACGGGGTGGAATTTTTCAGGCAGTTTACCTTTATGGCCTATCGGGGCGTCTCGAACATTGATAAAAACCCAACGCCCCAGCCTACGGGCAGTGACGTGGCCAGTCAGAGAGACTGCTTCCGTAATGTAGGCCAATTTGGACATCTCACGATCAACGTATTGCTTATTCGCAATGTCTTTCGGATCAATCGGATCAGCGACTTCAGAGCGCCCAGTGTTGTCCCTGGTCATGATCGTAGTCACACCTTCAGTATCGACTACTGGGGTTGCCTTATCCGGCACTCCATTGATAGTACTCAGATTGTGGGTATGGCCCACTGGCGCCCTGGTGCTTATCTGGTCGTCAACGTATTTTTTATTAACAGCATGCCAGTAACTAGTGATGCTGGGGGTTTCGATATGGATTTGACCGTCGGGTTGCGTTTTTACAAAGCCCGCTTTAGCGGGATGCGCATCGGCGGTAATACTCCACGCTGAGTTACCCGCTGTAATAATTTTAGGGTTATCGGCGGTGCCGGTGAGGTCTCCTGCTAGGCGGATTTTGCCTTGGGTTGCGGCAGTTGCGGGCGGGATGGCGTCGGCAGCAGTTTGGGCGGATTTCGCTGCCGCTTGAGCGTGAATGGCGGCTTCGGTGGCTTTCGCCCCGGCGCGGCTGGCGGCGGCTGCTGCGGCTTGTTGGGATGCCACGATTTCGTGGTACATGTTGATGACGGAATCGCGCTCGTCGGCGGTGAGATTCCCGGCGTTCCGTACGGCTTCGGCAAAGGTTGTGGTTTCCGGTTTCACAAGAATAGGGATTGGGAGCCCCATGGTACCGGAGTAGGCAGGGATGCAAATAGCTTCACCAGGCTCAATAGTGGTAGTGAAAGTACCATCGGGTTTCACCTGAATAATATCGGGGTCAGTGAGGATCACCGTGCTGCCAGTAACCCGGGTTTGCGGGGCATGGATATGCAAATGAGTAGCGCCCGCAGGAATTTGGGTTACAAGCTTCAAATCGCCGGTAATAGTGGGCATGATAATACTCCTTAAATAGTGCCGTTATGCGTTGGGGAGGATGAAAACCGTAGCCGATTTATACGCCTGGAAAAGCCCACCGGTTGCCGAATCATGATATCGGTTTCCAGCGGTGATGTTGGCGCAGCTCACATCCGTTGCGCCCTGGTCAGATACCGCGATCATGAGAATGGATCCAACCCAGTTGCCTTTGGCCTCAAAGCGGGCACCACTGCGAGGCCGCACCCCGGCAGCAACCCACCGTAGGGTGCCCCATTCGGTGCCGGAGTTAATTTTTCCGCTAGATCCGGTGAAAAGATTGATATCTCCGGTGTCGATATGGAGGATGCGGGGCATGCCAGTGATCGTGGTTTGCAGGGCCTCAATAGCTTTTCGGTCGGCTTCCCTGGCTTTCCTATCAGCATCATCGGCGGCAACCGCTGCGTTATCGGCTTTGGTATCTGCTGTGGCGGCTTTCACATCGGCCACACCAGCCGCGGTTACCGCCGTGGTGGCGGTCTTCTGCACCGCCCCCACCGTGCGCAGCCGTTCTGCCCGCTCCTGATTAATGCGCTCCCAGATAGCACTGTTGTGGGTTTTCAGGGCCTCAGCATCGGATATCATCTGCCCACCCACATGAACCCGCCAGCCCCTAGCCCCCTCCTGGCCATTGCCGATAAGGTCGATAGCGGTCACCGGCACCTTGATGCGCCTGCCCCAAATCTCCACCAGGACCACATCCCCAAGCCGGAAATCCGCGCCGGGTTCGTAGGCGCCGAGACCGCGGCCTGTGATATCGCGTTCGAAGAACAAATTGCCGTCGACTCGTTTTTGGGCTGCGTCTACTACGGCCTCAAGATTGGAGGATTTGCCGTTCATGTTGAGGGTAACGTCGGCGCGCACAAACCCAACATCGAAAGCGCCAGCGCCGGCGTCGGGTGGGCGGTAAATGTAGCCGTTGCGGAGCCGGTTCTCGGCAGGTTGTTCTTGTTGTTTGTCGGCGGGGATGGTGACGTCGAAGCCGCCGTAGGTGTAGGCGGGCATGTGGCGGCCTACGGTAAGGTCACCACCGTCAGTGACAAGGATGACGTCGGTTTTTTCGGCCATGATCTCCTCCTATCTGCGCCTGTTAGCCTTGGGTGACGCGAACAATCATGGTGGGCTGGGTGAGGGGTTTCACCCCTATGGGTTGGGGGTCGGATGGGAACCACAGGTCACAGGTGACGGTGATGCCGGCCTGGAGGGCTAGGGCCCCTATGGAGTCCCAGAGGGGCTGGTCGTCAGCGGTGTACACCAGGTGTGGGGATGGCAGCCCGGAGGATGCCGTCGACACCACAATCCGCTGCCCCTTCCCCCACAGCCTGAAACCGATCTCCAAGGAGGTGGCGATGACGTTGCGGATCACGGTTTCGGCTGGGCCTTCCATGGTTACCCCGTCAACCGCGGTGGCCATAGGGTAGTGCATCAAATCGCGGGGGGTTTTATACAGCTCCAGCTTGGTGGGGTCGCCTACCCAGTCACGGGTGAAAGTTTGGAAGCTGCCTGTTCGAAGCGCTTGGGGATTTGACCAGGCTACATGCCGGTTCAGGATTGAGAGCAGGTCAGTGCCGTTGATTTCCACGAGGGTTGGGGTGTGGAAGGTGCCCCTGGCCACGGTGTGGGTGATCCGATACACTCTGCGGAAGCCTGGGCGCTCCACCATGATGTAGCGGGTGGGCCCATCGGCTTCGATGAGTTGCCCGTTTTGGGCTGCGCCGAAATCGGCAATCAGTTCATCCGCTAACGGGTGTACTGCCCCGCTAACACCGTCTGCTATTTTGTGGAGGAACCTGCCTGATACCGGGGCGCCCCGGGTGGCGGGTGCCGAGAATTCTATTGGTGGTGGGCAATCGAAAAGCGGTTCGCAGTTTTCATCTAGCAGCCCGATCCATTGTCCGAAATCTTCCGCCACCATAGCCCGGTGCCTAGCGTGCTGCCACCACTGCCCTATTGTCATCGCCATGGGTCGAGCACTCCTATCCGCCACTCCAGAAACGCCCCGGCAGGTAAGTCGTATTGCCTGCTTTGCCCCGGGGGTACGCCTTCGGAAATGATTTGGCCTCGAATTTTGCGCCAGAGATCATCATCCCGTACGCCTATGCCATTGAGTACTTGGTGGGATCTCTGCGGGTCCAGGTGCAGTCGGCGGATAGCATCCACTGCGGGTAGGGTGAATTCTGCCCTGGAGGGGAGTGTTACTTTCCCACCAGCTCCTTCCCATATGATTTCCGGCCATATATACACCTGGCCCGAATTCGTCACAGTGACGCTCCCGGGTTTTCGGAATGGGCCCGTTTCCCAATAGCCGGTATCAATGGCAAGCGGTATGGATAATGCCCACACATCGGCCGTAGCATCATCAACCTCCAGATCAGACGGAGCACCGTTGAGCCTCACTTGGGCGTGCATAGTGCCCATGGGTGACTCGATCTGGAGCGTGCCCAACGGCGGAAGGATGGAGAAACCATGGCGAAACTCTGCCCAAATATCATGGGCATGCCGGCCCTGCCCGGCGCGCACAAAAAGATCGAGGGAGCCTTCGATGGCTGGGAATCGGAGGCCTTCGATGGCTCTGCCTGGTACGCCGAGGGTTTCGATGCCGGTGGCTTCGGGCCGACCAATGAGCTCTTTGATGCCGGCTCTGCGGATGCCCGCTATCCAGGTGCTGGATGAAAGCTCCCAGGTTTTACCTGTGGGGGCGATGTACCGCACCAGGTAGCGCCGATCAATCGTGGTCATGGCACTGCCTCCTTCTCTGCTAGATTCGGGCTCGCTCGTAGCGCACCGCATCAACTGCCGATAATTGCCCCACCTGCCCGGAGCCGGTAGCGAGTGAGCGTTTCGTGACCGCGAGGAGTTCTGCCAGGGTGGCGTTGAGCTGGCGGAGTTCCCCGGTTTGTGCTACCTCGGTGGTGGTGGCGAGTGAGCGGAGGCGTTCTACTTCCGCGGCGGCGGTGAGTGCTTTCCGCACTTTTTCGTCGTCGGTTTTTTCGATCTCCTGTTTGAGTTTCGCGTACTCCAGTTCGGCGGTCAGTTTGTCTTTTTGCCGGAGGTATTCCACGGTTTTAGTGGCTCGCTCTAGTTCCAGGTTGAGGTTGTTTTGGTCGATCTGGCGTTGGATAGTAGTGAGCCGGTCTTCGGTTTGGCGTTGGGATTTTTCGATCCTGCCGCTGATACCGTACTGGAGTGCACCGATAGTGCTCTCCATGAACTGCTCGCCGAGCTTGGCGCCGCCGGTGGCGGCTTCTACCCCGTATTGTTGGGAGAGCACACCACCACCGATGGTGAGGGCGGCACCGCCCGCGGACCCCAGAACCAGGGCGGCTTTTTCAGCTGTCCCTAGATTCTTCCAGGCGTCCTTGATGGAGTCCTTGTTTTGGTGGATGTCAATGCCGCCCTGCACTAAATCTTTCAGGCCGCCCAGTGCCATGCCGGCACCCGCCAGGGCGCCGAGGGGTCCGCCGACGGTGAAACCAGCAACACCGGCAGCGGCGCCGGCTAGGAGTTTACCGATGCCGCCTACTAGTTTGGATACCCCACCGAAGCCCTTGGACGCGCCTTGGGCTTGGCCTGCGGTCATGCCGTATAGGCTGGCGGTTTGCTCGGCAAGGGCTGTGGTTTGGGCCCGCAGCAGCTGCGCTGCCGCGGTTTGTTTCAGTGTTGCCTCTAGCGCCTCGTAGCGGGCTTCTGATTGGGCCTTGGCCGCTTCCAGGTCGTCGACTGCGGCTTGGGCCCGGGCGACTCGGATGCCCCATTCGGCGGCCTGGATTTCCTTGCTGTTTGCCACCACAGAGGCGGTCAGGTCTTCGACGGTGAATTTGCCGGTGCGGTAGAAGCGGTCAATGGCACCTTTCATGGCTTCCACGCTAGTGGATCCCATGAGGGCAGACTGCTTACGGGCCTCGGCGAGGGCGGCCTCGGCTTGGGCAATGCTCACGATGCCTCGGGCGCGGGTGCGCTCCACGTCCCGCTCCCTGATCTGCAGCTCAGCCAACGCCCTCACCCTGGTGAGGGCGTTGGTTTGCTGCTGCATTTCCAGCTTAGAAACCTCTTGCCGGGTTTTATCCACGATGCCTGCGGCCTTCTCTATTTCAGAGAAGAAGCTAGCGATGTGCCCAATACCGGCGGAGAGGGAGCCGCCGATTTTCTCGGCAATCTCGGATGCTGCCTGGTAGCGGGATGCCGCCACGGTACGCTCGGCCGCCTCTAGATCAGCGAGGGATTCAGCCTGGGCGGCACGAGCCGCCGCCAACTTGTCCTCCGCTTTATTCACCTTTTCCTGAGCGCTCTTGACGGCCTTGGCGTTCTTGTCGGTGGATTTTTCCAGATTGTCGCCAATGTCTTCCCGCACCCGGGCGAGCTTCTTCTCGGCGTCAGCGATGCGGTCGGCTTTGCCTTTCTTCCTGGCATCAGCCAAGGATTTTTCGGCGTCCTCCAGCTTTCGCCTATCCGTCTTGGATACCGCGGCACCCTCTTTCTCGGTTTTCGCCAATTCCTTCTTAGCGTCGGCAAGTTCCTTTTCGGCTTTGCTGATGCCGTCAGTCTCGGTGGCGATCTTTTTCCGCAGCTCATAGAGGCCTTTTTCGGCGTCTCTTACAACCTCGGCGGAGTCCAACCAGCCACCTCCGAAATGGTGGCCTTCGGCTTGCACGACTACCCGAGCGTCTTCGGCGTCGTGGGCGAAGAGCTTTGCCGCGGTAGAGATTTCCCCAGCGGCTTGTTCGAATTTTTCGCCTGCCGCCATGAGGATTTTCGCCGCAGTAGCGTTCTGTTTCCCAATTTCAGGTAAGGCCTTGGCGATGGCCGACTGGTGCCGCCACTGCTGGTTCGTCAAAACCAATTCGTCGGCGCCGGATTCGTTCCGTCCTCGAACGCCGGATGGCCACCGGCCGCCGGTGTCGAACTTCGGCCCGTACTGCACATACTTTTTGGCCTGGTCAAACAAGGACTGGGCTTTGCCCCACGAAACGTTACCACGGCTGGTTTTCACCCCATCCACAGAGGTGGATTCGATGTCATCCCCAAGGTTCAAAAAGTCGGCAGGATCATAGTCTTTGCCGTTGATGGTGACGATCTGCCCGGCAATGAGCGGCAGGTAGGCGTGGTTGGTGTATTGGGGGTGGGAGGCTGGTGCCGCCCCACCGCCGATTTGACCGTTACCGCGCCCACCACCCATTTCGACGTTGACAGCTTGGCCGTCAGCGAAATGAACAGTACCTGAGGTGTGCCCACCGGCGGGGCCGCCATTAAGCCAGCCAATGGAAAACCGGGGGCCGCCACTGCCCAGGCCGGTACTGAACCCCATGCGGGCCAACACGGGGCCTTCGTCCATAGTGGCGAACTTACGGCCGTCGAGTGGCCACCCCACAGCTAGTGCGGCCAGGCCACTCATGGCACCGCTACAATCGCCCCAGTTGGCGAGTAGGCCGCCGCCGAAAACATATGGCGCACCTTCGAGAGAACGCGGGGCTTTCTTACCGTTGACGGTTTCACCTTTGGCGAACCGCAGGAGCTGGCCGGGGGTGACGACCCCACCATCAGCCAGAGCCTGCACGCCCCCTAGGATCTTATTGAGCTTGGGGGAATCATCATTAATCGCCCGCAGCAAATTATGGTGCTTGGCCGAGGACCGGCGGTTGATGACCCATTCCCCGGCATCAACTCGGGCTGTGGGCCTGCCCTGCCTATCGACGCCCTGGAAACCATCGACCTCGGTGGTACCGGGCCCGGAGAGGGGCAGCCGATACCCTGCCGGGGTACCGAACAGGCCGCCGGCAGCGAGCCCTACGACACCGCCCATAGCACGGCGTGCCGGGCTGCCATCAGGGAGAAGCGCGGGACGGCCCCCACCTACATACACGGTTTCCACCGAAATCGTGTGGCGAGATGTGGTGTTTTGCCCGCTCAGGCCATGGATCCGCTTGATGACTTCTGGTACGTTGTCGTTGATTTTGACTTCACCGGTGCGTTTGTCTTTGACCAGGATACCCAGGTCAAGCATGCGGGTTTTGACGTCAGGGTCGTTGGAGTCGATGACGACTTTGCCGCCGGGGAGGGTTTTCGTTTTCAGCCCTAGGGCATCTAGTTTTTCGATAGTGCCGGGCACTTCGGCGTTATCAATGTGGATGTAGCCGTCGAGGCTGGAGAGCTTGACCCCCATCTGATCCAGTAAGGAAATGATGGAGAAAGCGTCGGGGAAGTCAATGGTCACCTGCCCCTCGAAGGGCTCGGAGACTTTCGCCCCCATGGCTTCCAATTTTTGTTTGGTTTCATCGGTGATCGCATCCGATTCCACCTTGATCGTTTTGTCATCGGGGATGGATTTGATCTTGTCACCCAGAATCGAGTAGATCTGAGCCGCCGTGTCGGCTTCCTTAGCAGCATTCGTCATGGCGGCAGCTTCGGCTTCGTGCTGCCTGGTTGCCTCTTCCAGATCGTTGTTGGCGCCCCGGGTGGACTCGGCTAGCTTTAATGTCGCCAGGTCCGCATCAGTCAGGCCTTCCTTCCATTTCGCGAAGGATTCGGCGGCATGCTGCTGGGCTGTTACGCTGCCACCATCAAGATCGGCGAGGGCGGTGGCCACGCCCAAGGCGGCGTCTTTGTTGCCGTTGAGGGTGGCTTCTAGATCGTCGGCGGAGATTTTGGCTTGCTGCAGCTGGGGGTGGGCGTGCATGAACGCGGTGACAATGGATTCGGCTTTGCCTTGGATGGCTTCCAGGCCGGAGGCTTGCCCCATCATGGCGTCCACCACGGTGCTGGATGCGATACCGGCCTTGCTGGCCAGGTCTATCAGGCCTTCGCTGGAGGCGCGCTGTACCATCACCGACCTGGTGGCTGCCTCCTCGATGCCGTTCAGGGAGTTCTTGAGGTCGTCAACGTTGTTCTTGTGCTGCTGTTCAGCCTTAGCTGCTTTTTCGTTTTCGCTGGCGAACAGGGTAAGGGCCGCTGCTGCGCCGGTGAGCGCTAGGCCCCAAGGCCCGCCGAGGGCGCCTAGTAGGCCTTCGGCGCCGGATTTCAGCAGGGAGAAACCGCCACGGGCCACACCAACAGCCGCGTCACCAATCGACCCCAGGGCAGCGCGTGCAGTGTGGGCGGCCTCGGTGTGTTTTTCTGCAAATGTTTTCAAGGCCGGGGAGCCCTGCTGGAATGCGGCCTCGGCCTTAAGCACGGCGGCAGCCAAACCGCTTTGCTCGCCGGTCAGGTAGTGTGTGGTTGCCCCGACCCGGTCCATTTCCACACCAGCGTCCCTGTAAAACTTTTGGATGCTGGATATTTGCCCCCGCATTTCAGACAGGCTAGACACGTGCCCCCGCATCTCGGACAGCTTGGACGTGTACTGGCCCACGGTGGTGGTGATACCGCCAACGATACCGGGCACGGTGCGGAATGCTGTCCAGCCTGCCATAGCGGCCGCTAATAATCCGGGGTGGGCTTTCAGCAGGTCAGCGACAGACTGGAGGGACGGGGCCAGGGCAACGAGTACGCCAGATGCTGCATGCAGGGTGCCGAGGAAAATGTTCCAGGTGCTAACGCCGAGGGCTGCGGATGCCTGCCCTAGAGCGGTCGCCACGGTGGATACCACGGGCGCTAAGGCTTTACCTGCATCGAGCACGTCGCTGAAGGCCGCCTGGACGCCGGTAAGCATGCCTTTGCCCTGATCGGACTGCATAAAATTCGCCACAGCGCTCTTGGCGTCCTTGAGCCCTGGCACTAGGCGCTGTTGGAGGAAAGTATCGATATCGGCTGCAACTGGTTTGATTTTGGTTTCCAGCCCGTCGATGGCGCGGGTGGCGGCCACCAGGCCGTCCTTCGCCAGGCCGAAGAATGGTTTCAGGGCGGTAGCGCCCAACCGGCCCAGGGCTGCCTGGGCATTGGCGGCGGCGCCTGTGAAGGATTCGCCCATTTTCAGGGCGGACCCGCCCATGCCGGCACGCATGGCTTTTTCGAAGGTCGCAAAGTCGATCTTGCCTTTGGAAACCATATCCGAGATTTCGGCCGAGGTTTTTCCGGTTTCCTTGGCGAGCAGCTGGAGCACGGGGATACCAGAAGCCATGAGTTGGAGCATGTCGTCGCCCTGGAGTTTGCCGCGGGCAGCCACGGAGCCGAAGATCACGCCGACGTCTTGCATGCTGCGGCCGGCAATGGCTGCGGTGTCGCCCACGGTTTTCAGGGTGGTTTCCAGCTGCTGGCCGGGTTTAATGCCGGCGGCAACTAGGCCTGCGGCAACGGATGCCGCCTCCCCCAATCCGAAAGCGGTGCCTTTCACTGAGGAAAGCGCATCATTCATGACCCCGGCAACGGTCTTGGTATCGTTGCCTAAGCCGAGGAGTTTCTGCTGGGCGTTTTCGATAGCGGTGAGGCGGCCCATGCCTTTGGCCATGGCGGTGCCGATAAGGCCACCCGCCGCCACACCAGTGGCGAGCGCCCCGGCTTTCAGCGTCTTGCCCACACCTGCGGCGAGCTTGCTTCCCCACGAGCCGCCGCGGCGCTCGGCTTCGCTCTCCACACTCCCCAGTGCTTTGGCGATGGTGGGGCTGATTTTACTCACCTCGGGGATGATCGAGATGTAGCCGGTACCGAGCTCTGCGCCCATGAGAAATCCCCTCCTTTCGGATTTAGATGTGGTGCTTTTCCCTGACCTTTTGCCTGATCTCCGCGGCGGTCAGCTCCCGCCTATGCGGCCGGCTCACCTGCTGATGAGAGGCCTCGATGCCCTCGATAGTTTGCTGAATAAGACCCCCAACGCCACTCGTGTTTTTCCCGGCGCGGGCCAGGGCCAGGATGTACTGCTGGTCGAAGAGAGCACCCAATAGTTGGCTGGTGGGCGTCATCCAGGCGGCTGCTTCGGCGGCTGCGGGGTTGAGGTAGGTGTGGAGGTGGGATGTGGCAGGCAGGTGTTTGAGGAATGCCCTGAGGTCGCTCCACCGGTAGGTGCGCCCTACGTTGCTGAGTGAGTATCCGATGTGGAAGAGGTCTGCTCGGAGGGCGTCGGTAAGCTGGGGATCTCCCCCGAAGGCGTACCGGTGGAGGGCAAGGATTCCCCCAGCGGGATACCTGATTCCTGGCTCCAGATGCGGTCGATTTCCACTAGCTGGCGTTGCACTAGTTTGTTGATGGCATCCTTCTTCGCCTGGGTGTTGTTGAAGTGGAGCAGGAAAAGCCGCATGATTTCAACGGAGTCGTTGCCGATGTGCCGTTTTTCGGTTTCGTTTTGGATGGCGTTGATGTCTGTGGGATACAGGCAGTCAACTGGTGGGATGGTGATGGTGACTTTTTTGTCTTTGCCTGCTGGGATGTTGAATTCGATGTTGTCGAATCCGGGGATGTCGAATGCCATGATGGCTCCTTAGGTGTGGTTGATAGAGGGTGGGAGGGGCCGCGGGCGGTAACAGGGTTTTGCCCGCGGCCCTTTTTCAGTGTGGTTAGCGCCAGTGTTTCAGCACCTGCCAGTGGGCAGTGGTGAGTTTTGATGCTGGCGTGACTTGCAGCCATGGTTGGGAGCGTAGTGAGGTGATAGCCGTGTCTAGGTCGGTTGCGGGGATGGTGGTGCCGCCCGCACCCCACAGGCCGATGGAGGGGCGGATCTTGCCTGGCCATTGTGCGGTGAGTGCTTCCACCAGGGGCGCGGCTTTCCCAGCCTGCCCAGCGTCGAAGTAGACCCAGGGCTGAATCAGATTGGCATGCCGCAACAGTTTGGCATAGTCGTGTCCGCTGTCGGGCCGGCCAGCAACCGGGTTGGCCCAGTTGACTCGCACGTCGAAAACCAGCTGGACATTACCGATAGCGCGTTTGATGCGGCCTGCGACCTCGGCCATTTTATCGCCAAACCACGCCAGCTCTTTAGGGCCCTCGTGGGGAGTGCCGTCGCCGCGGCGGGTCCAATCCGCCTCACCGGTGTCTTGCTTGAACAGCTCCAAGTCTTTATCCGAAAATGACCCGGAGTCCCAGTGGATTTCGGTGAGGATGATGCCGTTGATGCGGTTTCCGTAGCGGGCCGCGAGGTGCCGTGCGGCTGCCTCTAGCATGTCACCAATGTGCCCTTTGGTGAGGGCGTAGGCGCTACCCAGGTCGTTTCGGATGGTGCCATCTCTGGACACAGAGCGTAGTTCTTGGTATTCGGGTTTCGCCAGGGTGGTGGTGGCCATAGCATCCAGAGTGAGGTAGATGCCTGTGATACCAGCTGCACGGGCAGTGTCGATGATCCCTGCGATGGGATCGCCCTCGGCTGCTGATAGGGATGATGTGAGCCCACTGCCTGAGGGCACCTCGGGGGAGAGCAACCATTCGGGGCGGCCTACCGCTAGATCGACGGTGGTGCCGCCCGCGGCCACTACCTTTTGGAGGGCTTCTTCCCAGTTGTAGGTTTTCGATGAGGTGTCTTCCCACCCAAATGATACAGCGCGTCGGCGGGTGTCCGGTTTCGGGGGCGGCGGTACAGCCCCGCCGCCGTTGTTGTTCCCTCCGCCGCCCGGAGTTACCGGGGAGGGGTTTAGGGGTTTACGGTGATGGTGGTACCCGCACCACCGGTGAGTTTGGACCCGTCGGCGGTGAGGGCCCCGGTGATGTCCTTGATGGTGTAGGGCCCGCCAGCATTACCAGTGACGGTGGCAGTGGTGGCGCCTGCGAGTTTACGCAGCTCGGCCTGCACTGTTTCGGCGCTGGCGTTAAACGCCAGTTCGGCGGTGGCGTGGCCGTCGACGGAAAGGGTGAAGGTGCCGCCTGTAGCACCAGCGGGGAGGGTCACGGTCCGGTCTTGGGCGTCGGGGTCTGGGGTGTTGGGGTCGACCATGCCGTCGTCCCGCAGCTCGAAGGAGTTTGCGAATTTGAATTCGGCGGGGCCCTTGAAAGCAGTGATCGTAATATTGTATTTCGTGGATGCGGAATGGACCTCAGCGGTTTTTTCCACGGTAGTGATCCGGCCGACCGGTACGACCAAGGTTTTAGCTTTTTCGCCGGAAACAGCTTTCACAACGTGGCGCTTGAGCGGTAGCCGTTCAGCAGTGTGGTACACGGTGATCTGGCGGCCGTGCTTGTCGGTGGCTGCTTTTTCGATGACGTTTGCGTCGCCGAAGCAAGATCGGAGCACATTAGTGTTGCCGTCTTCGAGCAGGGTGAGAACGACTGTTTCGGTATACGAGGTTTGGGTGTCTACCCAGTCATCTCCGCCGAACATTTTTTCGGTGCTGGTTTCCCGGTTGATGGTGTGAGTGAAGCCGTCTTCGCCTACGGCGCCGTGATCTTTGAAGTCCTTATGGAGGGTTTCGAGGGCAGTTTTTGGCAGCGGGGTATCGACTGGGGCGTTGAAATAGACGCCGCCGTCGATGGGTGGGGTGGCCACGAAGGCGTTTTGAATGTTGATAGCCATGGGTATTCTCCTAAATCAGGAATGTCGGAAAAGGGAGTTGCGGCAGGATGGTGTCCCCTGCTGCCGCGCCAGGGGCCGGCTAGTGGGCTAGGAGCCGCACGCCACCGGTGAATTGGAAGCGGTAGAGCTTCGGGTCGGGGTCTGCGTACCTGGTGAGGGTATCTATGGTGGTGGATTGGATTTGACTGCTTCGCATCCGCACCCACGCTTCGTAGGCCGTTTCGGCCAGGGCCTCAGCGTCCAGCTCGGTATGGGCGTAGCACTCCACTAAAAACCTGGGGTTGCGGAGTGCCCAGTCCTCCATGCCGCCGCCGATGCGGGAAACAATGATGAAGGCTTGTGGTTTCGGGGTGCCCGGCATGCGGCTAGATACCGGCACCTCTACCCGGCGCGCCAGCTCGGCAATAACTAGCGTGGTGGCGGTCATGAAAACCTCCTTCCAGGGGGCGGGTTAGCCTAGGGTTCGGGTGAGGATGTTGTCCCTGGCTTCTCGGCGTTTAGCTGACCAGGTGTCGGCGTAGATGATGCAGCGGTGGCGGGTTTTGCCCATCTTGTAGGAGGAGACAAACCCGTCGCCTGCGGCAGCTGCTACTTGTTCGGCGTGGTCGACTACGACCCCTTGGGTCATGGGGTCTTTGAGCAGCGCTTTCAGCGCGGCCTTGTTCGGCACGTACTTCGCCATAGCCTGCTCACTTGTACCGAGCGCTGTCTTGTTCGGCACACACTTCGTCATAATCCACCCACATGCACCTGGCCCACCCGGTGGGCGAATACGCGGCACGTACCTGCCGCATACCCTCATCAGCGAAGCAGATAAGACTGCCGCCGTCGAAGGACAAGCTTACGCATTCGACATAGTCCGCTCGGTCTTCCTCAGCACCAAGGGTTACTTTCAGCCATTGTTTATTCGATTCCAGCAAGATTAATCACCTCCAATTCTGGGGCCCAGCCGAAGGGGCCGTGTTCGTAGTTTTCGGGTTCGCCCACAACCTCTAGGCGTTCGCCGCCTGGGGTGAGGATGACAATATCGGTTTCGATAAAGCCACCGGTGTGGGCGTACATTTTTATGGCGACTGTTCGGCGTCCATGGCCCGCTAGTTCGGGTTCTGCGGTGGTGGGTTTCGCCCACCCCGCTACGTGGATGATGGTGCCCTGGAGCCCGTAGGTGGGGTTGCCGAGCTCATCGGTGCCGGTTTTGAAGCGGCGGAGCCGGGTCACCGGGTAATAACTGTTTGTGGGCAGGCCTGGCATCGCACCCTCTTTCTTTAGCTCATAGTGATGGAGTAGATGCCGCGGCGTTTCTTGCGGAAGGGGGCCAGCATGGTTTTATCCGATGTAGTGAGCCAGGGGGCGCCACCACTACCACCGTGGGTGAAGTTCGCGCTTTGGCTAAACGGGCCCGCGGTGACCTGCATGGATTCTTGGAAGGCGGTTTCCTTGGGGGCCTCGATGACCCTGGCTACCATGCGGGATACCACGATTTTGATGGTTTCCGGCACCGGTTCGGGCACTGGTTTTTGCAAGTACCCCTCAACCAGAGCAGAAGCCTCCTCCAGCAGGCCTAGGGCACGGTCTTCGTCGAAATCCACGTGGGGAATGCGGGCCTTAACATCGTTAAGACTTGCGAGCACGGCTACTCCGGCGGGTTGTCTTCGGGCTGGCGGGGGGGTTGTCCTCCCCACCTGCCCCGTCGTCACCTGGGTCTTCAGGGTCTTCAGGATCTGGTTCTAGCAGGTCGGGGTGGATAGTTACGCCGTCAGGTACTTCCTCGCCTGGGGCAAGCACATGGGCCTGGGTTTCATCGTGCGCAATGACATAGCTTCCTAGGTCGCCTCGGATGGTTGACATAGTGGTTCTCCTTGGCTCTTAGAGGACAGCCATGGACGCGGTGTAGTTAGCATCACCAACAACAGGCATGCCGATAGCGTTGGCCCGCACCCAGGTGGACTTGGGGTCGTCTTCCTGGTAGGCGCCAACCACGATGCCGGGGCGGTCTTCTTCGGCAATGCCGTAGGCAGGGTCGACGGCTTCGAGGGTGGTGCCCCAGAACGTGCGGCCCAGTGGGGATTCTTCGCCGTCTACAGCGGGGAGCATGATGGCGATTTTTTCGTCGATTACTCGTTTGAGCGCTCCGCCTTTGCGGATCTTCCGGTCGTACCGCAGGAGGGGTGGCAGCTCGAAGGATGCGAGCACGCTGTGGAGGAAGTCCACGGTCACCATGCTGGGGATGCCGTTCACTCCGCCGGCCATTTTGCGGATTTCTTCGCATCGGATCAGGCTGGTGATGATTTTGGGGGATACCAGCAGGTAGCCGGGGGCCTCACCGCTCAGGTTGGCATAAACCTCCGCTTGGGCCTGCAAGTCTTCGATTGGGGTTGCGGTGGCGTACTGGTCCCACTTTGTGCCTACGGTGGTGGTGAGGCGGGGGTCGCGGCCGAAATCTTGCTCCACGTTGAACTGGTTTTCGCTGATGAGGGCTTTACCGGTGGTGAGGATTTCGCCACGCAGCATCTCTACCCGGTCAGCGACAGCCCGGGCTGCGGTGATTGTGGCCCGGCCGATCAGGTCTTTGCCGGATGCTGGGGCGTTGATGCCGCGGGCCCGGAGCTGATCGTATTCGCTAACAGGGATTTTCTGGCCCAGGGGTGGCAGTTCCAGGGAGATTTTCTTACCGCCGGGCATAGCACCGATGGGGGTTTCAGCGTCGTAGGCGCGGTATTCAGCAACCTCGACCAGGCCATTGTTGGTTGCAGACAGGCTCACGGAAATGTCGTCGACAACGCGGTTGGGGAGGAATTGGGCGAGAATGTTTTTGGAGCGTTCCCGCTCATCAAGGGTTTCACGGGCCACAGTAGTGAGGGACTGCGGCTGCACAACTTCGGTCCATAGCATGAGGATCAGTCACCTTCCTTCGGGGTGAGGATGAAATGGGGGTTAGGGGTGGTCAAGGTGGTGATGTCGAACACGCCTTCGGGGAGGTATTTCACCCGGATGCGGCCGTGGTCGAGCATGGGGGCCACGATATCCACGTCTTTCTGCTTGGCGGACTGGGAGGTGAGCAGGAATCCAGCTAGGGTGTCACCTGCCGCGGTGACTGGCTCGTATTTACCGCCAGCCCCCCGCTTCAACGGGATACCGGAAGGCAGAACGTTGTCCTTCACAACGGCGGAAATTTTCTTCCCGTCAATAGTGACGGTTTGGGCGTTAGCCACGCCGTGGCGGCTACCTAGCCATTTGCGGTTATCGACCCCCAGGGGTTCACGGATTGGGTTGAGCTGCATGATAGATCACATCCTTTATTTGTCGGTTTTGGTTTTGCCCATGAGGCGGCGCGCCCAGCTGCGGTCGCTTTCTTTCGAGGAACCGGCCTTGCCCTTGCCTTGGAGCGGCGAGGTGGCGGGGCGGCTTTTCGACGCCCCAGCCCCGGCGCGTTCCGCAAGTAGCTGTGCTTGGGCGCGCATGGCTTCGGTGTCGCCGTGGAGGAAGGTCTCGGCTTCTTTCCGGCTGAGACCGTATTCCAGGGCGAGCTCTAGGCGGGCGGCAGTGGTTTCGGCTGCCTGTTGGCGTTTGGTCGCTTCAGCGAGGGCTTCCTCGGCCTGCTTGGTTTTACCTGTTTCGGCATCAAGCTGGGCCTGAAGACTGTCGGCGGTTTTCTTGTTTTCCTTAGCGCGGGTTTCCCAAGTGCGAGCGTGTTTTTTCCACACGGTCGCATCGTCTGCCTGCCCCGGCTCGGGGTCGGGGTCGCCCTCATCATCATTGCCACTGCTGTTGTCGCCGGGGGTTTCACTCTCGCGGTCTGAGGCTTGCGGGGTTGCGGTATCCGCCTGGGCGGCATCAGCCGTGCCGCCGGCGGGGATGTCGGGGGTGATGGTTCGCACCCAGGGGGGCATTGCTAATGCTCTGGCTGGCATGGGGGTTCCTTTCATATTCGTGTGTGTTTTGGGTATGAGAAAACCCGCGGTCTCGCGGGGAGAACGCGGGTTACTGGGGATGCTAGTTTTAAGCACTGGCGGCGGCTAACCGGACTTCTTCTCGTTCCCAGTAGGGATTGTCCTGTTCCTCATCGGAATACGGGTCGAACACCACGGGGGTGGAATCACCGCGGGGGCGCCGCATGTATTCGCTGAAATCATCGCTGAGGTCTTCGGCACCATCCCAGTCGAGTTCTAGGGCCCAATCGGTTTCCTCACAAAGGAAGAAGAAAATCTCCTTCAGGAGAGATAGCGCGTCTGAGTCCCGAGACTGGGTAACGTCAATTTCAGCGAGCCCAAAATCACGTTTAAATTCGGGGGGGGTTAAAAGGACACGGACACTCGGGTACCTTTTCGCCGAAGAAAAATTTGAGGCAATTAAATTTTCGGCTTGGGTGATGACATCCTCGGGGCTTTCGACAGCGCCTCGAATGATGATGGATGCGACATACGACATTTTTAGCTCCTTTCCCAGAGAATGGTTTTTTTCGTGGTTATCACTACGATTCTATCAAGATATGCACCATTATTGTCTACTGCCCTGCGTAAATCAGCCAAGATGGTTTGTTCATCATGTATTGATTCCCTTAGGTCGCAAATGAGCGTGCTCGATTGTTTTTTTCCTTTTCTGGCCCTGTTATTAATTCCGCTTTTCGAGGTGATGGATTTCATCTCCGTGGTGATCCCATCGACGATGGCATCAGGAGTATTTGAAATCCCAGTTTTTTCTTTAAAACGGAGTCCTGCGCCACCGGGTATTTTGTCCAGTTCCTTGAGTTTAATGACGGATTGCGCACCGTTGTCTTCTAGCCATTTGCGGATTCGGTCTTCTTTTTCGGGCCATGCTGTGTCATCCGCTAAGCCGATGTCTAAGGCTTCTTTGGCGGTGATTTTCCGCCTGACCGTAGCTTTCGACATGTCGACTGCGCGTCGGTATCGGACGGCGTCTGGTGGTACCCAGTCGGGTGTTTGGTTTCGGTGGCGTTCTATGGCTTCGGCGAAGGCATCTTGGTCGCTGCCGGGGTATCTGCCGGATTCCGCGTAGATTTGTTCTAGTTCTTGATTGATGCGTGGTAGGTCGGCGGGGGTTTGCACTTCGATGCCGAGGCACTTGCAGTTGTCGTGGTATTTTTTGCCAGCCTCAGTAAGCAGCACCGTATCGTGGCTGTAGACAGCACCACGGCTGGCAAGGAGGAGGCAGAACGTACAGGCGTGGGGTTCCGGCACACGGGCGTAGCGGGTGCCGGCTCTCCGGGTGGCCTGGTATACGGTTTCACGGGCTGGTTGTTGCACGAGCCGGTTGGTGATGCCGGCGAGTTTCCGTAGCACTAGCTGCCTATCCAAACCGCCGGTGGCGTTGCGGGAGGTGTTTAGTGCCCAGGCGTAGGAGCCGAGGATTTGCTCAAACCCCGCCGGGTCGGCCACTTCGGGATATTCCAGGCCGCGGAGGTTATCGTCGAGGCTGCGGGAGCGGAATAAATAATCGGCGGCGGCGTAGGCGGCTTGTTCCCCGTAGGCTGCGATAATCGCCTGGAAGGGCTCTTCCATAAGCTGCTTGGCGTCGGCGAACCCGAGGGTTTCAGTTTGTTTCCACCAGGACACCAAATCCCGTATAGCGAGGGTCCGCAGGTTGTCCATGGCCTGCTGGTAGTCGGCTTCGGCATCCAGGTCTCTGGCCATATACCATCACCTCCCTCCCATGGGTTTTGCTTAAGTTTTCTCCCGTAGTGATACGGGGGTTGCCCCGGTGAATCGGATCCCGGGCAGGCCAGCAAGGTCAGCGGCGGCTTTGGGTTCGACCCCGGCGCGGATCAGGACGCCTAGGGCGTCGGCGCGTTGTTTGAGGTCATCTGCCTCCGCCCCCCCCCGCGAAGCGGGCGTGTCCTGCGGGCCGGTTTCAACAGGCGTTTCATCGGTGGTGTTGGGGGTTTCTTCGGGTTCTCGGTTTGCCCTGGCCAGTTCAAGCACGGTGGTATCACCAACGGTGGTAGCCCCGCCAGCAAGCACGGTGGCGCGCTGGGTGGCGGATTGTTCAGCGAGTTCTTTCCGCATGATTTCCTGCTCGGTTGGGCTGAACCCCACCCTGCCCCACACCACGGAGGAGTGTTTCGGGGTGATTTCAGCCGCTACGGCTTTAGTCATGGCGTCCATGGTTGCCGAGAGCGTGGGGGTGGCGGCTGCCAGCCATTTCGCTTCGAGGGAGGCAATGAACTCCCATTCGGGCGGCCTGCCATCAAGGATGGCTTTGCACACATAGGCAAGGTCACGGCACAGTGGGCGGCCGAACGCCAACTGGCGGAGCTCAGTACGCCGCACCAGGCGGGATTCGGTGGCGCGGATACTGTCGGCACTGGGTGGATTATCGGAGGCGAAACCCAGATACGATACCGGCACCCCTGATTGCGCTGACACAAGCTGGGCCATCATCTTCAGCTCTTCAATATAGGGCGTCGGCGGGGATGCTTGGAACTGGCCCGCAGTGATGTTCGGCAACCCATCATCAGGATCACCCGGCGGCACCACCAGGGCCTTGCTCATGGCCACTTTCCACCCCATTTGGATAAGATCGCTCTCTGTCGCGTCCTCATCTAGGCCTAGCTGGTCGAATGTGGCATTCAACAAATAGCGCTGCGGGGTGGTGTAGTACTCTCTGTTGAACTCCATGCCGAGCACGGTGCGAACGCCATGGTCGGTGTAGTATTCGATGGCCGTGGTGATTTCCGAGGCGCCCGCATCTTTCCCGGCGCGGGACCGGTTCGGGATACGGATCAGGCCACACCTGCCCCAGCCGTGTTTGACGCAGATGATTTCCTTTTCCGCCTTGTGAGGGGCGGTGATGATAGAGATCACCCGGTCCGGCAAATGTAGGGTTTGGTATCTTTCGCCGTTTTCCCCGGTTTTTTCAATATAGCCTGCTGCCATGCGGTTAAGCCGATCATCCCACATGTAGGTGGCTTCGCCTGCGGTAACCGCATCAATAATGATGGCGGGTTCACCATCGCCGCCCGCGGATACTTCGAGGAACCCCATACCAGTGACGAGGGATTCCAGGGTGGCTTTAGCGAATTCAGAAGCTAGGTCGTTTTCGGCGAACACCTGGTCTAGTTCGCTGATGTCCGACTTCGGGGAGATCCACCCTTGCCACTCCAACCGTTCCGCTAGGGAGTCAACCACAATCTCGGGCCAGCCAACAACCGCCCGGATACTTCCAGCAACCGCAGGTAGGGCAATGTTCAAATCCTTGAGGGCGTTTTTGCCCTCATAGTAAGCCCATTTCGACTTGTTCTTCCGGGCGTGTTCTTGCAGCCGCCCCGCCAGCTTGGCGATGAGGGTATGCTCGTCGTCTGCGAGCTCATAGTCGTGGATCAGTTCGAGGGTCATCCGATCATCACTCTCCTTCGCTTCTTAGGGCCGGCCTTACGGCGGGCACGAACCTTACCGGAGTTCAGGGCTTCACGCCGGCCGACGTTGGCAGCCACCATGGCCACGCACAAATCGACGAGCTGGTGGCTGTCACGGCTGGTTTTACCAATCGCCAAACCAAACTTGTTCCAGCGGATTTTCGTGTTGTTCACATGCGCTGTGAGCGCCGGGTCACCATCATGTCGGAATGGCCCGTCCAGGCCGTCTTTGTCGATAAGGTCCTGGATGATCTCTACCTCCTGGGAGAAGCGCCGGTTCCGGTCGGCGGCGCCGGGTTCGGAAAGCCGCATGTCCCAGAGGACGGAGTGGGTTTTTGTTGCCCAGCAGCGGAGTTTTCGGCGGAAATCACGGTGCCATGCGTCGATGAGGGGCCTCCAGTAGGAGGCCTCGGTGGTGTCATCTTTGGCGGGTGACGGGTCGACGCCGAACCAAACGACTTTGTACAGTTCCATAATTTCTCGCACCCTAGCGTCCACCTGGTCGCGGTCGACGAGATAGCCTTCACCTCGGGGTCCGCGGGGCCTGGACCACACACCCAACGTTTGGTTGTACCCGTCTGAGATTCGGCAGCCCATGAGGGCTGTGGCGTCTTCTGATTTGGAGCAGTCGAGGAACATGGCGATCTGATCCCCCGGCTCAAACTGGCGGGTGGGGTCGGCGAGTGCCGCCCAGGCTTTGGCAGACACGTAGGAGTCTTCGGCGTCTCCGAGTCCGTTCATGTAGAAGCGGATAGCGTCACCGGCCGAGAGTTCGGGGTCCACCACCTCGTCGGAGAGGCGTTCGAGGTCGGCCCATGGGGCATCGGAGTAGGCTTGCTGGAGCGCCAGCATGCGCTGCTGGGGGTCGTAGATGTCTAGCTTGGGGTCAAATTCAATGGAGTCATAGAGGATGTCTTTCTTGAGCTGCGGGTATTTACCGGATTGTTGTTTCTGCCATGCTTCGAAGGTTTTTTCGCCGATGGAGTCTTGGCCCCGCTGGTGGGCGTTGGTGAAGTCCACCATTCGGGCCTGAATGTTTCTCTTTGATTTGCCGACGTTTCGGCGAGCCACTTTGGCGACTGCATGCCCGCCGGAGCGCTGGGTCATGTGGTGGGTTTCATTGAGCACGATGAAAGTGGCGGGGTCGCCTTCGGAAGACCTCTCTGAGGCGGTGAGCACTTCGATGCGGGCTGGGGAGGTTTTCACAAAGGTCGCAGTCCTCCCCTTGTCTAACCCGTAGTAGTTGGTGGCTTCGGCGCCGAATTGGCTGTTGGCAACCCGGAGGACGTCTTTGGATTGTTCTTCGGAGTTGGAGGCTATCTGCACGAGGGGCATGGTGTGTTGTTTGCCTACGTAGCGGGCGCCATCCCAGTGGAGCTGGGAGGGGCCGAGTAGCTCGATGTTACACATGGCGGCGGCCAGAGGATCTTTGCCGCTGCCTTTGCTGCCGCGCTTGCAGCCACGCCGGTAGATGAACCGGCCTTGGTCGTTGAAGGCGTACCAGAGGATGAGGAAGCGGGCTTGCCCTGGCGTGAATCGCCAGGGTTCGCCGTCGTCGTTGAGGAGGCCCGGTTCATCGGTGCGCCATTCGGCCCAGTCGATGACCGCGGGGCCTAGGGAGTGAGCGATGAGGTCCAGTTTTTCATCCATGGTGGTGGGCCATGGGAGGGTGCACCAGGCCCCCTTGGCACCGAGGTAGTAGCCGGGCGGCATGGTGAGGTCAGAGATTAGCGAAGCGGTCATGGGCGTCGATCACCACCCCGTCGTCCTCAGGCTTGGATTGTTCAATATCGCCGATTTCCCATTGGAGGCGTTTCATGGCCATGGGCGAGAGCCCCAGCCGGTCTTCGATTTGGCGAAGCTCCGCCATAGCGCTGGCGTTGACCACACTATGGTCAAGTTCATCCTGAATGGCGTTCCGTAGGATAAGGTAGCGGGCGACTAAAAATTCGTCGTGGTTTCGTTCCCACATGACTGCTTGGGGCCGTCGCCAGAGTTCCGCCCACCCGCGTTGCACTCGGCCGGGCAGTGGCCATCGGGGCGCGCGCCCCTTCCGTCCATCGGCGGGGAGCGTCACCCAGTCGGGCCGGGCGTTGCGGCGGCGGGCGTTCTTTTTCGGGGGTGGTCCGGGCACGGTCGGCACCCCCTTTCGCATTCTTAGGTTTTCCTAACCTTTCCTTTAGGTTGGCTCTGGGAACCCGTACAGGCCGTCAGGCCCTTTGCCCTCCGCGGCCCGAGGGCCGCCGAGGGGGGTATCCCCCCTACCCCCGGTCGGTATCAAACCTGCTAGTGTGGGGAATATCACAAAATGAGGGGGTGGGGGGCCGCTTCACTCTCGCTACCCGGGCGGCACGCCCCGCCAGGGCTTCACGTTGCGTTTTGGCCTTGTGACATAGAACACAGAGCGATTGGAGATTGCTAAGAGCATCGTATCCGGGGCCGCGGGTGTTGTCGATGTGGTCTACTTCGGCGGCTGGGCTGCCGCATTGTTGGCATGTGTAGCCGTCGCGGGCAAGGATTTTCTTGCGGATATGAGTTTTCACGTGGGTAGGGGCGCCGTTTCGCCATGCTGCCATATGGATTCCCTCCCTGAAGGTCAGAAAGTAGGAGGAGTGGAGCGGCAATCCCCTGCCCCACGAGCTATCCGGGGTGAGGAGCCATCAAAACGCCCCGGGGCGACGCGAGCCCTAAACCCTCCACTGGTTTTTCTGCAGGCTGCGTCGTCGCGTCGATTATATCATCTGCTGTGACAGCAGGCAAAGGCATATTTTTCAGGCGACCTAGCACCTCACCGAGTCGATAGCATGCGATACGATCAGCGCTTAAGCGAGTATCAACGTGTCCGCGCTCGGCCCACTTGCGTAGCAGCGCACGGCTAACCGTATACCCTTCAGCATGGGCAGCATGGATGATAGTGCGCCACGTCAACCACGGCTCGCCGGCATCGCACACCATGGGCTGCCCGGCGCGGAGGAAATCCAGGAGTCTGGACTCCAGGTAGCGGAGTTCGGCGTGGATGTCGGGGGCGAAGTCTAGGTCGGCGATGAGTCCAGCATTGAAGGTGAGGAAGCCTAGGAGTTGGTGGGCGTCGCAGGTGAGGATACGGCTTGGCTGGATATGGTTGGCGATGTCTCGGGCGACCTCGAAGAGGTTAAGGGTGAGGTCGATGTCTAGGGTGGTGGCAGCCCCGCCTGGTGTAGTGGGGTGGGCCCCGGGTTTCTTACCCCCCTGGGGGTTCGTTATACGGGTGGGGGTGGGGTACTTGACAGACTCTAGTTCTATCCAGAGGCCCTGTAGGCCACGTAGCGTGGCACGTAGTCCTGTCTCGGTGGTGGTAGTGGTGGCGCCCATGGTTTCCTCCCGTTCCCCAGCTGGTATGCGTGGGCTAATGGTAAAGCTGGGGCTCGGTCACTAGTGGCATTCACCGCACCCTGGGAGGCGAAGGGCGGGGGTGTGGTTACTTTGTGGGGCGTGAGGCGTGCCATCGTTTGATTTCGGCGGCGTCCCATAGGCGGGTGCGTTCTAGCTGGAATGCGGGTTGTGGGGCTTGGCCACGGGCAACGTAGCTAGCGAAGGTGGATTTAGTGACACCGATATGCTGGGTGATAGCTGTGACGGTCCAGTATTCTATTCCGGCATCGGTGATGGTTATTCGGTGCGGGATATTTTTAGCGAGGGTGATATCAATCATCGTGGAACCTTTCGTGGAGGATTAATGGAAGCTGGGGGTCAACTTGAAAACCCCACTAGCCGAAGCTGGTGGGGTTGCTGGTTAGCGGCGCCAGCGACCGGTGCAGGTGATGTACCCGAGTATCACGGTGGTGATGGTAAGCATCACAGGCGTGACGATAGGCACGTTCTTGCTGCACAGGGTGGTTGCAACCGCTGCAATGTACGTAGCGACCGCTGCAACATACATGGGTCGTGCTTTCATGGGTGTTCCTCCTTTCTAGGGGGTTCGCGTGGTAGGGTGGTGGGGTGCCCCCCGGGTGAGCTAAGTAGGTTTTAGCTCACCCGGGGGTTACCGTTGGCGCTTACCGCGTCGGTAGCGTTTCCGCTTCCGGTGCTTGCCGCCTGGTGGCCTGGTGTGCAGGTACATCAGGGCGGAGATACCGGTGGTAATCGCCGTGAGAGCCAAGCTGATCTTTTCGATCATTTGGGTTCACCTCCCCTCCACTATTGAGTTTTCTGTAAACCGTTTGGCTTACACCCTTTATTATACAGCGTCACACTGTATTCTTCAAGTGGGGGTACCGGTTTTAAGGGCGATGCGAATGTGTTCTTTACCACATCATACGATAGTGAGAAACAGCATGGTGCGGCTAGAAATTAGCAAACCGATCAATAACTTTTAGCCGCCGAGCGGGGGCCCACCAGCAGCTCCCTGGAAACGGCACGAGGTTGGGGGCTTTTACCCGACAGTCGCCCCCAATATAGCTTTCGAGCAACACTTCTCGGTGACGGTCCAGGTCGAGAAACCACTGGTCCATTAGCTTCAGGTGGGGCCAAACTTCCTGAGGGATACGGTGCAACCGCCACCCCATCGTGTCCATGATGTGGTGCTTGCCATCCTCGATGTCGATGTATTCGCCCGGGTTCTGGATCAGATAGAGCGATTCGCAGGTTAAATAGGTTGGAAGTTCTTCATCTAGGGCAAGCGCTAAATCGGCAATGTTTACATAGCGGATACAGTCAATTTGCAAGTCAAGTACAGGGTAACGCTGCCTCGATGGGTGGATATCGGCTAGCAGCACAACAGGCTTACCAGATGATATCTCTATGAACGGCTGCCCTTTTAAGTGCTCCCTCAGGTTGTCTGGCACCGCGTCGATAGTCAGCCCGAGGTAGGGGTCTAACTCTGTAGGCATAGGCGGGTATAGATCGGATAGGCTCATGATGGCTCCTTGGTATCACCCTACGATTTCCACGGGGGTGACCACCACTCCATCACGATGCGACCTGTCACTATTTTTCGCCGCGGTGTACTCCTGGTAGGCAGTAGCAAGCACGGTCTGCCAGATGGGTTTAGGATCAGGGCTGGGGTTCAACTCGAAAACCTCCTGATCCCATTGGTTTATGGAAAACCGTAAAAGACGTAGCATTGTTTTTGCCGTGGCGGGTGCCATACAGGGGCGGGTATGGCGATAGTTCCAGTACCTCCCGGAGCGGGATGTGGACTTGACTCCACTTGAGAGTGAGCGTGCCACCTGGGGCAAGCACCCGGAAACACTCAACGAAGCACTGGCGCAGGTCTTCCCGCCACGTGGTCATGAGAACCCCATACTTCTGGCACATCCACCCAGTCGCCCCGGCGCGCTGGAGGTGGGGTGGGTCTAGGTTGATAAGGTGGAATGCGTTGTCACGGAAGGGTAGGGCGCGGTAGTCGAGCCGAATGTTCGGGTTGATGGTGATTTCCCGGCCATCTGATAGCTGGTGTTGCGTCGTCCGCTGGTCGGCATAGATCACATCGGGGTGGTGTTTGTTGTGCCACATGAGCCTGGCACCGCAAGTAACGTCGAGGATCATTTAATGAGCTTCCCTTCTCTGGTGTAGCCGGCACGCTGACGCCAGGCCTGCTTGGCGGGGGTGTCATCGTAGTCGGGGTCGGTCGCCCATTCGAGATAGTCCTCGAAGGTGATGCCTTCGTCAGATATGCACCGCCATTCACCCACGTAGTTCCATACTTCAGGGAAGGCCATATCGCAAGCTAAGCAGCTTTTCAGTTCATAAAGGCCATCGCAGTTTACATATTTTTCCCAGCAGTATTCCTCACCAGGGTTGATTACCGCCCCGCACGCATAGCACTCGTGTGGTTTCCTAGCGCGCCGGGTTTTTTCGTCTAACAGCGTACACATTATTGTTTTTCCTTATAGATTCGTAGAAATACGCCGGTGATAGCTGGCCCGTTGCTGTCGGCTTCGGCGTAGCGTTTACGGGCGTGCCATGTGGTGATTCGGGAGTCGTTTTTGAGCACACCGGCCCCTTCTAAGGCGTCCCCTAGCGCCCGGCATAGTTTGTCGAGGTCGTATGAGGATTTAGACGTGGGGAGCATGCTGCGGACGCTTTTAGGGCGGGGTAGGCAGAAAACCGCTTGCACCAGCACCGCTTCGTCGATGGGGTCTTTCAGTTGGCGGCTGCGGTAGGTGGCGAGTTGGAGTTGTGCGGATTGCCGCCACACCCGGGTGCCAGGGTTGTCTTCAATGACTCGCCCGCCACCCACGTAGCGTTTAGACCCTTGGGGTTTGGGGTCTCCTGCGATGTGGGCAATGAACACCGGCTCGGGCTGGGCACCCAAATACTGGCCAAACAGACTTTCGATTTCGGTGTCGGTGGCGTCCGGTAAAAGCCGTTCCCGGATGGCATCGAAGAATGGGTCTCGGCTCATGATGCCGCCCCCACTGCTACGAGTTCGCCTGAGCGCTCTTCTGCCGGGTTTGGATCATGGTTTAGGGTACCGGTGTAGGCGCCCCGGGTTTCGGCCTTCTGCGGGGCTTCTGGGGCGGTTTCTTGGGCAGTTTTACGCCCCAGGATGCTGTCGAGTTTCTCGCGTAGGTGTGCGGGCATGCCCCGCCCTACCGGCCGGGGCTGGGTCTCTGCTTTCGGTTTCGGCAGTTCGCCAGTGTGGTCACAGTGCGCCACCACCGTTTTGCCCGCGGCGCCCTTGACTTCCACGAAGCCGCGTTCATCGCACAAGGGGCAAGCGTGGATAGCTGCTAGATGCGCCTGCTTTTCCGCTACGGCACGCTGCTCGAACCACCGCCGGGACCGCATGCAGTTACGGCACGGGGGCACCTCTTCCCGCGGCAGGTAGGCGTGTTTCCGGCACCGCGGGTCGTCAGGGCTCGACCACTCCGCAGGGGTACCGATCACCTGGTACGCCCGGACAGCAGCAACCACAGCCTGATCCTTCGCGGTCATGGTTTTCTCACTGGTGGGGTTAAGACAGGCAGGCACCCGGCTATCAGCACAATCCGTGTCGGACACCTGGGCGGTCTGGTGATCGGCGAGGTCAGGCAGACCAGCCCACGGATCCTCAAGAACCGGGGCAGGCACGGGCTGGGGATCAACCACCACCGGCCGCGGGGCGCCCACCGGCTTCGGCTCTTGAGACTCCGTGGCGGCAGAGTGGCCGACTGCGGCAGCAGGCGCCACCCCATCGGGGACCAACCCAATTTCAATTTGAGAAGAGGGAGAGGGGGCGTCGGGCACGGGACAAAGCGCAACAGGGGCCGCTACCGAACCACGGGCTTTTCTTTCCCCTTTCTTTTTATAGTTCTCTTTCTCATTCTCTTTCTCGGCAGGTTTTGCTAGCGGCTTGCTAGCTTTTGCTACCTTTTTGCTAGAAACACCCTTTTGAGCTGCGGCTTTAGCAAGCCCGCCTTTACGGCCAGCTGCGCGCCGGGCTTCACGCACCGCCTCGATATCGGCGGTGGTTTGCTGATGCTCCGCGTAGTCGTGGATGAAATAGTCGTTTTCGCCCTCGGCTAGTAGGGGGCGTTCGGGGTCGCTGTCTAGAAGCTCTTCGATAATGTCTGGCGTCCACATAGCAAGCGCTAGCCGCTTCCTGATTCGTCCATCAGTGTGGTGCCAGGCCGACCAAGCAATCATCTCGATGAAGGCTAGCTTGGCGCCCGGTGATAATGGAAACACCTTTGGGTTGCCGAAGAAATCGAGAGTGATACGGATAAACAACCGGTCATCTTTGGGGGCGATGGCGGTTTTCGTCGCCATAATGGGTCTCCTTTAGGTGGTGGCAGCTTGCTAGCTTTTGCTAACAACACGCTGGAAGCTGGGGGTTTAGTGGTTTGTGGTTAGCGGATTTCGGTCGCTTAAATAGTTTTACAGATTATTACATCTTGTGTCAATGTATTCACCCATATTGAAGTGATTACATAATTCATATTGAATACATACTTGAGCACATAAGGTGTTGAACACATATTGTGCGGGCGATATGATCTACACATGGCGGAATCGAACATTTTTGGGCAAAATCTCGCCCAATTCAGGCAAAAAGCCGGCTGGTCGCAACTAGAAATGCGACGACGACTAGAAGCAAATGGGCTCAAAATGCACATGACTGTGCTTCGGCGTATCGAAGCCGGAGAACGGGAACCGAGGTTGGCGGAGGCGATGAAAATAGCCGAAACACTGGGCATTCCCGTCGAACTGTTGACACTCGACGCCGCATCAAACAAGCACTTAGCAGCAGTAAGCGATAGCCTTGTAGCCTTCCAAGAAACCTCAAGGGCACTCAAACAAGCCACAGAAGCACACGAACAGGCCAAAACCGAGCTTGGCGCCACCATCACCAAAGCCCGGCGCGCCGGGGTATCAGAACGGTTGCTCCTCGAAGCTACGGAGCTAGCTGGGCGACATGACCCTTTGTACGCAGGGTAAGCAAAATAATCCGCAGATTGGAAAGTTTGTTCTACTTATTTTTGGTCAGGGTAATCGACGTGTGCTAGTACCGTGAGGATACCGGCGGCTAGCCGGTAGAGCTGATCCCGGGTGATGCGGTGGGCATCTCGCTTAGTTTCCGTCCTCAGGATGATGTGGTCAGGGCCGCAGTGATCAACCATCACGAACCCTTGTAGTGCGCCATTTTGTAGCACTAAGAGCCCGTCCCTGTAGCCTTCTTCGTCGAACCTGCCGTATCCTACACTATCTGTTGGCTGGTAGGTTGGGCTGTCGGTCAGAGCCTCGATTGTATCAATGATCGTGTTGATGTCTTGGCGGTCCAAGGGCTCTGCGGGGGCGTATTTTTTGAGCCGGCCGATGGCCTCCAGCATCGGCGCTAGGCTATTTGCCGGGGCGTTCATTTTTGTTCCATCCTCTGGTTTTAAGGTTTTCCGTCTGTAGGAGGATCACTAGCGCCATTCGGGCTAGCTGGTAGAGGTTTTTCTGCGTGATTTTGCAGGTGCCATACTGGCAGTCGTCACTGATGGTGATGGTGATATCGTCGGGTCCTTGATGGCTGATCTCGATAATGTATTTTGATCCTTCTCCGATCCCTGGCATGTCGGGGAGGAATTCCACCAGCACCCCATAGTCGTCGGGTTTATCTCGGAATTCAGGCTGGTTTAGCATCTCTTGGTAGTCGGTGTCGTCTAGCAGGAGTTCTATCCAGCGGGACACCACCTGTAGGTGTTTTTCATCCTTCTCATCCAGGAGGGTTGTTTCCTCCCGGAGATACTTCAGGCTGTCTAGCATTTGCTGGATTGAGGTGTGATCTGTCATTTCGTTGGTCCTTCTTCTTTGTCCCATTTCCAGTGGAATCCGGTGTCGTAGTCGTGGTGGCCGCCGCGGTGCCCGCTGCGCCTGGCGCAAATATGTATTTGCTGGTGCGGGTGGTAACCTGTGGCTTCTAGGGCGCAGCAGCGGTTAGCCGCCTGGAGGCGTTCGCGTTTCATTTCGAGCCGGAGTTTGTTTTTCTCGTTTTCGTAGAGAACATCACGGATTTCCGGGTGCTTTATCATAGGTGCCGCCTATTTTTCACCGTGTAGGGCTTGGTTGCCGGCCGGGGTGATAGTGCCGTCCTCGGTGACGTATCCGAGGGCTTCCATGGCCCGTACCCCAGCCCGCCCGGTCTTTTTGCCTGCGGCGTGCCTGCGGAGGGATCGTAGCGCTAGGCGGGATTCGTAAGTGGGAGTGTTCGTCGTGGTCATTCCTTTTATGCTCCTTGTTTCGTCACTGTGACGCCTGTGTCATTGATGTTGAATCGCCCATCGAGGAAACGACTGATGAAATACTGCTGGCCTTTACCTGTGACTTTGGGGGTTTTATTAACCGTGATATGCCCATCGGCGTGAGTGATGACGGTTTCTTTGATCTCGAAGAGACCCAGCTCCATGGCCTTCTGAGTGGGGCTGTTCCAATCAGCGCCCCGGCGGGAAGTAAGGTATCCGTGAGCTCGTAGCCAGGTGAAGAGCCGGTTAGCGCCAATATCAATACAGTTGCCTTTGAGGATCTTCGCTAGATCCCCCACCAGGATCGAGGTGGTTGATGCACTCACAGCATCAGCAAAAAGCACCTTGGGTGCGGCTTCTTCCACCCGGGTTTCCAACTCCAGGCGCTGGGCCCGCTCTTCCTTCAGCTGCGTGGCTAGGCGGATAATGAAATCCGGGTCAGACAACGCCTTGGCCGTTGCTTCCGGGGTGAGATAACCGCCATGCGACCGAATCGCTGGCAGCACCTCATGGGTTACCCAGCGTTTGAATTCTTTCGCCTCCGGTTTCCGGCTACGCAAGATAGCCGAGTACAAGCCAGACTCAGAGATAATCACCATTTGACTACCCCCATTAAGGGGGTGATTAGTAATCACCCCCCTTTCATCAGCGTCAATGTACCTAGTCATATCGGTAGCCCGGGGCAAACCTAGAGCGCGTGCTACATCAGCGGCAACCCACCATGGGGCGCCGCCACGGGTGACGACTCGCACTTGCGTACCATTAAACGAGAATGGTGTGATTTTGTTATCCATACTATATAGATTCCTTACTTTGCTTTGTTGTCGGCGGGGTCAGCTGGGTTCACCCCACAAAACCTCTGATATGCTTGCCACTCACCCCCGACGGTATTCTTACTGGCTGGGGTTCAACTCTGAAAACCCCTGATATGCTTGACCCTGTATAGCACTGACCCTTACTAGCTGGGGTTCAACTTCGGAAACCCCTGATACGCTTGTTACAGCCCTGAAAACAGGGTTTGAGCAGGCAGTATCGGGGGTTTTCACTTTAAAAACGCAGCAGGCTAGCTAGGGGTTTCCCGGGTTTTCGCTTTACGCCGCCGGCGTTTTTTCGGCGTGTAATAGCGGCCAGCCACAATCCCATCGACGGGCATGCGTTGTTCTTCCATGCGCTCCAGATAGCGGCTACACGCCTCTAGTAGCGGGCATTGGCGGCAAAGATACTTTGCCTGCTCGTGGCGGGCCAGCATCATTTCTTCCTTCTCCATGTACAGGCGCCCATCCCAAAAAGGGAGGGTAACCTGGTGGCATGGGGCGGCGAGAATGCCGTCAGGGGTGAGCGGCTGTTGTTGCGGGTTAGCGGTTGTGGTCATCTCGGAGACGCTTTACCACCCGACCGTTTGGTTTTTTATCACCCTGGTCAGCGGTACCGGTGATTTTTTTCACGCAAACCCCTACCTGACTATCCCCATCCAGGTACTCCATAACCGTGGTCATGAACATCACGGTCACCCTGCGGCACTCGCGGGTGGCAAGATGGGCGCTGATTGAAACGCCCAGGGCGATAAGAGAGATAGCGATTGCCACTATCGAGATAACAAGCGTGGGATTCATTTTATGACTCCTTTTCGGTTTCGGTTTGGTTGTTTCGGATGTGAGCTGCCGCATGGATCGCATGGAGGAACGGGCGATCCAAAGACCGGGTTTCCTTAGCGAGCTGGCCGAAGGGCACTAAATCGGCATGCTGTGGGTTGGTGGTGCTGCGCCACGCAGCCCACGCATCATGGACGTCTTCCAGCGTCGTGTAGATACCTTTAGCACGCATCAGCACCGCATAGATCAGGAAAAGCGGCGCTGTTTCAGCGGTTGCTTCGAACCCTTCCGGCAGGTTCTCCACGATCAGGGCGGCATCCTCCTCCAAGTAGTTGAGCTTCGTCATTGGCTACTCCTTAATTTCTGTTTTTGGGGTGCCCCGTGGCTGAGGAAGACCACGGGGCACCAGTTCCCGCCCGGCTAGTTAGGCGGGTAGCGCTCATGGCGGGGGTTGAACCCGCGTAAAACCAGGCAATTAGCTTGACCAAACACGAAACCAACAAGCAGCAAGCAGTAAGTGGTCTGGTTTTACCTCACCGGAGCATGAACCTGACAGGAGCCCGTTTTAGGCCCCTGGTAGACTTAGCCCTCCCCCACAAGGGAGGGCGTCTTAAGGTGTTTCCACTATCGAGTTCGCTATGCAACACGCCCCACGCTGGGGCCTAGTGCCCTCCGGGGGAATCGAACCCCCACACCCTTTGGGGCGGCCCACCAGGCCAGGGCAACCATTCGCCTAGCTGTCCTCAGCACCGCGGGCCAGCGAGGCGTTTGCCCACATCATCGCCTCCTCCAGACGCTCCAACGCCAGGTTTTTCTCCCTGCTGTCATCAAGCATCGCCTCTAGATTCCTGGCGAAATTCTTAAACTGGCGGCCCACAGCGATCCGCAGCGCCCGGGTTTCATCATCCAAAACCCGATAGTCAAACCTGCGGTCCAGCTCTTCATATGGGTCGTAGTACGAGTCAGCACCATATGGTGTGGTAGACATTATTGTTTCCTTTCTGGTTAGGTTTACTGATTAAAAAACTACCCAAAATGAATCTTATACATGCCATATGGCTACAATAGTATTCTTTTTGGTCTATAGTCAACCGTATCTTAGCTACCCGCCAGCTTTCTTTTATCGCCGTACGGCTATAGTTGTTGATATGGAGGAAAGCGAAATCAAATCCGCCGAGGGCTTCAACACCGCTGTTGGAGCAGCAATTAGGGCTGCTGCGGCATTCGACGGAAAATCCGTCCGCCAACTCTCCCGTGATACCGGTATCGAATACGTGACTTTGGGCAGGTATCTGAAGGGAATTCGGGATATACCCGTCCCGGTTCTCTACCGGTGCTGTCAACACTTGAACACGGATATCACGACGATCATTAACGACGCCTACCGCGGCCTGAGGCGGGATATACCGGCTGGGGTTCAACTCGAAAACCCTTGATATGCTTGTCATGGGCCCCAAAATCAAGGTCTGAACAAGCAATATCAGGGCATTTTCATGTTCACTCATTAGGCACCTCCCCCAGCAGCGGCCCGGCAATCATCACTCACCCGGGCAAGATAACTATCCAAATGGTCACGCTCGATCAGGTATGGGGACCGCGGCCGGGCGGTTTTCCGGCTGTAGGGGATCTCTCCACTCAGCAGCAGCACCCGCAGAGTTTGGCGGTGGATTTTCGTATATGCAGCGGCCTCCGGCAGTGTCAACCACTCCCCCTCCCGGCGCGGGCGGCGGCGTTTAGATGCGGGGGTTTTACAGCGGCTCATGCTCACTGCGCTTTCTCTGCTAGTGGTGCGGTGGGGTAGTTTTTCTCCCCACGTAGGCCTTGTTGGAGCCGGTCTAGCACGTCGTCGATGTTCATTTGGTAGGCTTCTAGGGTTTTCCGGGTGGCTTTGTTACGGTAAACACCCAGAGTGGCCAGCCACATAGTCAGTGTGCGGCGGTCGATCACGTACATGGTTTGTTCCCGCCCGCGTTCAGTCACCAGGGGGATCCGTTCGATTTTCGCCCAGCATGTGAGTTTTAGGCGGTCCTGCTGCGTGGGCTGATGGATGCCCAGGCTGTTACACACTGATGAGAGTGTGACCCAGATCCGCCCATCAATCAGGGTCGCGTCGACCGTGTTCGGGGTGCCTGGCACCTTTACTTTGAATAGGTAGTGCATTGTGTTATACTTTCCTTACTTCTTTGTTCCGCCCCGCTGTAAAGCGGGGTTTTTGCTTTTTACTGGGCTTTACGACGGGGCGCTGGCACTTATACTTGGAGTGTGGATATCCCCTTGGTTTCCCTTATCACGGCTACTACTATCAGCGTGGTCAGCCTGGGTGTTGCTGTGGTGAGCCAGTACGATGCGAAGCGCGCCAACCGTCTTGCTGAAATTGCTAACGAAACCGCTAGAGAAAGCTTGGACGCTGCCGAAAGGGCTAACCTTGCTGCAGAACACGCCAATGAGATAGCAGAGGATGCGAACCGTATCAGCAGTAGGGCGTTGCAAGCTAGCACTGATAATCTGATCTACGAATGGGGAATCGAGCTCAGCAATAAGACTGGGGTCGGGGTCGCTACTATCACGAATAACAGTCCCCACGACGCAATGCACCTTACCGTTATCGCCGAGTGCGAAGGCCACCCCGTTGGGGCTGTTGAAGCCGAGCGTTTGCCCGGATTCGGCCAGCTGCACCTCAACCTGGCGGAAGGCCTGAAGCAAACACCCGCACGCCATGTCAATAAGCCTGCTATCAGCAGCCAGGCTATCGTTCTCGGGGGCCGTCAAACTCGGAAAATCGTATTCCATATCCAGTGGCAAACCCCACTTGGTGTGCCTCGAAGCCACATAATCAAGAAGAGCCTGCGCAACAAAAACAGGTAGCATCTCAGGCCCCATCCAAAACAAGGATTTTGTCAGGCCGGGCGCCCAAATCAGCAAGAGCATCTAATACTGCTGGTTTTGGGGCCCGGCTACTCAACGCTTCCCGCCATGTTTTTCGGGTAACTTTGGTTACTTTTTCTAAATCGACCAACGTATGGATGGAATTGCGTCTCTTAACCCGATCAATTTCATCAAGACTGAGCAAGAATTTTCCCATTCTCTCGTCTCCTCCTGTATTCATGGGCATATTTTAGCGCATTATTGAAATAATGCGCAATAATCTTCTCTTAAAACGCGGCTTTTCCAATAGAAATGGCAGCTAATCGCACCTTTGACGGGAATAAAATTACCCACTAGGCTAAGGGTATGACTGGAGAGAAAGAATGGTTCAGCTCAATGGTTCGACGGAAAATATCCACGATTGAATTGGCCGATCTTCTAGGCGTCTCTCGCAGGACCGCTACTAAACGGCTTAGCGAGGGCTTGTCGTCAGACGAGTTGATACTGGTGTCCAGAAAGTTAAATCTTTCTCCTATACACGCCTTAGTTGAGCTTGGAAGGCTCACACATACGGAAGCTTTTGATTATCTGGGTGGAGATGGACTTTTGTTGGATGCAGCAACCCCCGAACAGCTGATTTATAAACTCGCGGAAGACGCTCTTACGCCTCAGGCAAAAATAGAGCTTGGCGCTTACGGCCGAGGGCAGTTAACTCCAACCCCTAATGAACAAGCAACCAAGGCTACCGATACTGACAGCGGCGCCCCTGCTGATGATTTTGATGATGATGCCATCGTCGCCCGGATTAACGCAGGAGTGGAACAGATAGCTGCTCAACAGGCAACTCCCCCCATTGAGGAGCATTTCACATAAAAGAAGTTTTCAGGGTGGGGCTGTAATTTTTTCAAAGCGGAAACCCCCGATACTGCCTGTTCAAACCCTGTTTTCAGGGCTGTAACAAACATATCAGGGGTTTTCAGAGTTGAACCCCAGCAACCTCAGCGGGCTGACTGGTCAAAACCTGCAATTTGCAGGCTTATCAGGGTTTTGAGATTTATTACACATATTTTTTCGCCGAAATTTATTGCTTCTGGCATGGTTTTGTTTCATAATTGTTTAAGTCAGTTATCAGTTTGAGGAGCCAATCATGAATGATACTGAACAACGGCTGGAACATTTATTGCATCAGTTTGATGTTCGTCTTGTCGAGACAGGGGCGCTTACCCCACGCATGAATGCGTGCTGGCATCCCCTGACTCGTACGATCTATGCCCGGCATGGGTTAGACCCGATAACCCGGGTGTGCGCTGTTGCCCACGAGTTAGGGCATGCGTATCACAATCATGACTGCTCCACACCGGATAATGAACGCGAAGCCGACGAGTGGGCAGCCAACCAGCTGCTAGACGATGGCCTGGTAGAAGAAGCCGCATGGGAATGCGACGGCGAGCCCGTGGCCATGGCCGCCGAGTTGGGTGTTACCGTGCACCTGCTACGCACCTGGGAGCGCCTTTACCGTGTTGGCCGTACCCGGCATGTGAGCGCATGCGGCCTCAGCCTCAGCTGACCCTGACCCTTATCCCAAGATCCTGTGAGTACCACGCAAAGCATGGACTAACTACGCACCAGAGTAAAGAATTTTATATATAGAAGGTTTAGTTTATGTCGGCTAAAGATGACCGCTTATTCATTTATATCACTCTCGATTTCTTCGACAGCCCAAAGGTGTTTCCATTATCACCGGCCGCCAAGCTGGCTTTTATCGAGATGATTGCTTGGTCTACTCGCCAACGCACTGATGGGCGCATCCGGAAACGGCTAGCATTTGCTAAATGGAGTCCAGAAATTATCGAAGAGCTCTTAGATAGCGACCCTGCAGCCCCGCTACTTACCGAGGAGGGGGATAATTATTTCGTTCAAGACTATTCCGAATTTCAGCAAGAAAATGGATGATTATAGCCGCCGAGATTGCGGCCCTTATGGGTTTGCGGATGAGCTGCGTGTTCGGGTGAAGAGTTTCTTGTAAATCGTTTAAATCGTTTGTTTCTATACCTTTGAGAGGGTGTTTTCTATGAGGAAAATAGCGGCGCTGTTGGTTGGTGTCGTGGTTGTTTGTGGTGTTTCTGGCTGTGCTAATGGCATGCGGCAGGGGGCGTCTTCCGGCCAAGATCAGGTTGGGCAGCAGGTTGCGCAGCAGCTTCAGGAGAGTGTTTCTTCTGCGGATGGTGAGTTAAAGTTTGATGCGAAGGCGAATTATCCTGGTTTGGGTAAGGAAGTCGCCTTCGATGGTGGTGTTGTTACCGTGGAGAAGGTGGAGAAGACTGACAAGCTGGAAGTCTACGCAGCAGATTATATGCGTGAGGCCGGGGTTAATGAATTTATTTCCCCGCGGCAAGGCGGCCAGTTTGTTATTGTGAAGACTCGGGTGAAGAACATGAGTTCCCATAGCTGGGACTTAACCTGCATGTTTGATGTTCGAGCTGTTCTTATTAACGAACAAGGGCAACAATTCGACCCGATCCGTGACCTTCGTAATGTTATTGGCAATCCTGAATGTAATGATTCGCTTAACCCCGGGTTTGATAGCCCGATGACGTGGGTTTATGAGGTTCCTGCGGGGTTTGGGCATGGGTTCCTGGGGGTTAGTGATGTTCAGCAAAGTTATCATCAGTTGAAATACATTGATCTTGGCAAGTAATGCGGACAATGTTGCAGGCGTTAATGCGGCAGTTTGCCCTGTTTTTACGGGTTGACCTGTAGTGATTGATGGACACTAGTGTGGACAATGTTGGGCCTGTAATTGGTCTGTAAATTTTTGTGGCCCTTGCTGATTTGGCGGGGGCCCTTTTCGGGAACAAGGAGCAAGGGGAACAAAGATGGCGTCGATTCGTAAATACAAAACAGCGAGGGGGTATGCGTGGCGGGTGCAGTACCGGTCGCCTGATGGTCGGGGCCGCACGAAGCAGGGGTTCCGCACTAAGGCGGAGGCGGAGGCTTGGTCGGCTAAGAATGCTACAGATATTCATGCTGGGGAGTGGGTGGCGCCGAAGAAAACGGCTATCACGGTGGGGGAGCTGGGGGATCGGTGGCTTGCTATGCAAACTCATTTGAAGCCGTCAACTATGCGAACGACTGAGCAGTCGTGGCGGGTGCATGTGCGACCCAAGTGGGGTGGCGTGTCGATTATGGGGGTGAGGCCGAGTGATGTGCAGGAGTGGGTGGCGGGTATTGATCGTGCGGCTGCCACGGTGCGGCACGCCCACGCCTGCCTGGCCCAGGTGCTGGACTTAGCGGTGCTGGACGGGTTGCTGAGAGCAAACCCGGCGCGGGGTGTGCGGTTACCGCGGCGCGCTAAGTCGAAGAAGGTGTATTTGACGGCGAGCCAGGTGCAGTTTTTAGTGGATCAGTGTAGCCGTTACCAGGAGCTTGTGTGGGTATTGGCGACGACGGGGTTGCGGTGGGGTGAGGCTGTGGCGCTTCGAGTGTGTGATGTGAATGAAGCGAGGGGTCGGCTTAGTATTACTCGTAATGCGGTGACGGTGGGGTATGAGGTGCATGTGGGGACGCCGAAGAATCATGAGCGGCGGACGGTGGCGGTGCCGCGTAGGGTGATGCAGATGCTGGTGCCGTTGATGGAGGGGAAGGCTAGGGATGCGCTGTTGTGGCCTAGGGAGTCGGATGGTGGGTTTATGCGGGTGCCTGGTTATGATGGGTGGTTTTATGGGGCGGTGCAGCGTGCTATGGGGGCGGATGCGGATTTTCCGTGGGTGACGCCGCATGGTTTGCGGCATGTGGCTGCGGGGTTGATGGTGGCGTCTGGGGCGAGTGTGAAGGTTGTGCAGCGCCAGTTGGGGCATGCGTCGGCGGCGATGACGTTGGATGTTTATGCGGATCTTTTTGACGGTGATTTGGATGAGGTTGCGCGTGCTATGGATGGGGTTTTGCAGGCGTCGTGGGATTGTCGTGGCGCCTAGGGTTCGTGGTGGTGTTTTTGCTGGTTGTGTGGTTTTTGGTCGCGGGTTCGAATCCTGCTGGAGGCACGTTTGAAACCCCACTGCCAGGCG